CATCAGCAGCCCACGCTTTCCTTAGTGCCGACTCAAAAAAAGCGTCAAATTCGCCGTATCTAAGTTCATGGACACTTGCCCCAGTTGCTGAACTTGTCCCTCTAATCAGTGTTTCAACTTGTCCATGGCTATTAATACTTGCGCTTGCTGATTTAGCACGATTATATTTTAAACTTTCTGATACCAACGCAACCGGTATCATGCTACCAGTTGTTGGTGACGTATTTTCGGTTGTCTCAACAATGTATCTTAACCATGTATCCGGTCCAACTGCTATTCCGGCCATAATAAACCCCTATGCTATATATTCATAATAAGAAAAATTGACCCTGACGGACCTTTGAAACCAGTTGCTTTCAACTGGCTGGACAATGTCTCTAATTTCAGGCGTTTCAAAAAGTATGTCACCTAATCTGAGACGATTAAAAATGTCTCTTGCTGTCTGCGCTAAAGTGGTACTTGCTATTGTGCCACCGTAACGACTTGTAAATATGTTAATTGTAACACTGCCTAATTGTTCGTTGTTCTTTGTGCTGATTGTCGTTATTAATGATTCAGCAAAATTAATATTAAATTGCACCCATGGCGAACCATCTGTCGGTTCAGTAAAAGCATTATTCGGCCAGGCAACTGTTGTAGTAGATCCCCAACTTGTATTAAATTTTGTCGTTATAGCACTTCTTGCTTCTAACATTGTTGTCATTTTGAAGCTCTTATTTGTTTAGCAATAAAAAATATTGCGTTGGCAATAAAACCTGTTGGTGCCTGTTTTGACCAACCAGCCTCAAGCGATGAAATATAAGGCAATGGATTTTTAATGTAATATGTGAAACTGTTTTTTAGTTTCGGTATTTCTGCCTGGCCGTATTGTTTCCCCTCGACTTTTTCTGTCGGTGCTGGCATTGTTGGCGTTTCATCGATTGACCAATTGTTTGAGGAATAACCGGTTAATCTTGGGTTGTTCTTTACAATTTCGGCAAATAATTTAAATCCTGTCTGTTTAGTAAAAAGTTGCAACCCTTTGCCGGATGATATTGTTTTCCCAATTTCCTGCAAATTTTTCCCAAAAACTTCACCGCTTTTTGTGATCCGCTGTTTACTGCCGAAAAAGTCAAGATTCTCAATATACCTTGGCATTATATACCTTTCCTCACGTAAACTGTGAATAATGAGTTATCGCCGCCGCTTGATTCGATTGCTCCCATTATTGAATAGGTCTGCCCTAACATCGTTAAAACGTCATCCTTGTCAGGAACTACACCCAATCCGGCATATATTACGCCTCTGTAATTTTGCGTATCTGATATTACAAAATTGTCAGGTATTGCCTCGTTTTTAGTGATCTTTTTAAAAACACATGCAGCCGGATAACTAACGGTAGTTTTTGTTTCAACTTCAGTGACTGGGTTGTAAGCTGATACCGTTGTCACTGCTAACGATCCAACAAATGCTTGGTCGAAACTTAAAACATCATTATATACTTCTGTTTGTCTTGCACTGTCTTGCACTGTCATGATTGTAATGTCTCGTGTCCGCTGTAACCATAAGGATCTATGTCGTAACCTCTGGTTAATTTAATATAATTACCAGACCGATTAACATAGTCTTTTAAAAGTTGTTCAACAATCGTATAAGTATTTTGTGTTGAAGATCCCTGGAAATATTCTTTTTCGAGAACGTCAACTTTATTACGTTTTATATTTTCGCTGCCTGCGTTTGTGTCTGCAAACAAATTGCTATTTGATAATGCTCTTAATCCAAGTTCTGAAGTTGCATTTTTAATGGCATCCGGTATAGCACTTGAACTTATAACAACACCGTCACTGGTTACTACTCCGGATCTAGGCCAAGGCAAAGCCTGACTTGTGCTTGTTATCGATCCTAGCCAATCACCTGTGTATTTTTGTACCAGGTAATCGGTTGCCCTGATCAAAGCAGCTTGTTTATTTGCGTCTGTAGCCGCTGCCCAAGTTGCGTTTGCTCTGTCGAGAAAATAAGAGTCGGCGTCTGCTAATGATACGAAGCTGTTTGTTCCTACTGTGAAAGCCATATTTAATCCTTGTCGGGTATTTTTATAGCACCAGGCTTTGGTTTAAACCCTTTCTTATTAATCTTATCCAATAACTGTTCAATGGTCAAAGCTGAACCATCAGCCCGGGTCAAATCACGCATTGAAAGTTTGTTCTTTTTATAAATTTCTAACTTTGTTTTCCCTAGGACTTCTAGTTGTCTTGATTCTGGTTGTTTGGCAAACCATTGGCTATAATTTTCTGTTGCTGTGTTCGGCCCGTCCATGGTTTGACGTGTGCCTGGTTCCCATTTGCTTGTATCAATTCCGGTTATATCGTCAATGTTTTTAAAAACCGGTGTCCATGTCGAACGTTCGTTAAAATGCAGTGGAAACGGTCGCCAACTGTACCCATGGCCTCCTATCGGTTTATGGTCTGGCAATGTCCAGGCTAATCCGTCTCTTGCCCTGCATATATCGCTTGTTTTCGTGTCCAATGTTGCAAAGTGTTCTTCACCTTCGATTACATCATCATTTGCAATGTAAACTTCATCCCGTGTTTTGTTAGCTACTGCATTTGTGGTAGTCCTGACAAGCGTTTCAACATTGTTTCTTGATATGTCAACACGTTTATTAATTCTTGTCGTTAATTGTTGAATCGTTTCATTTTGCGCAATTCCGGTCTGTAATCCTTGCAATAAAGCGTTTTTCAAATCAGTTGGCAGTTTCTTCTTAAACCATGTAGCTGGTGGTAATCCTTCGGCTAACGTTTCTTTTGACAATAATGTTAATGTGTTGTTATCAATGCCAACATTTAAAACCTGGTCTCCTAAAGAATCGTTTACTATTGATCTAGTGGCTTGTTCTTCTGTTTTTGTTACACCTTTTAAGTACTTAGCTTGTTCTGTGTTAAGTTTATTAAAAACGGTGTCAATTATATTATTAGCCTTTGATAAATAGGTCTCTAAACGCTTCTTTTTGGTTGCCATACGCACAGGATCTGTTGGGTCGATCTTTCGAATCTGTTCTTTTAAATCACGTTTCAAAATAGATAATTGTGCAAGCAGTTTTCTTGATTGCGTATTACTAAGCAATTCAATGTCAACTGCATGATCATATGTTGCATCAATTATTTTTTGATAGCTCATTTTTTATTCATTGAGTCTAAAGTTAATTCAAGTTTTATCATTACCCTTGAAAGCCTGTCTAATATTACTATACTTTTTTCGCCCTGTTTTGCAAATTCAATGTGATCACGGTCTTTGTCTTTTAACTGTTCTGATATTTTTATCAGTGCTGTATTCTGTGCTGACATACCTGATGTAATAGTATTTGATTTCGTGTCCAACTTTCCCAGTGTTGTGTCAATTCTAACAAAAAATATAACAACTGCTATAATGATAGATATTAACGTCCATATCCCTGAAAAATTGTTAACATGTTTTATTACCTTTTCCACAACAACCCTTAGAAAATGTTAACTTGTTTATCCTTGTTCAAAATCAGGTATTCTTGTTAATTCAATTTCAAATCTCGCATCAACTGGGGTGTCATTTGCTGATACTGATATACACTCCCAGAAAACCCATTCACCGGCTCTAACTGTCGGACCACGGGAATAAAAGCGCAATTCTTCTTTTGGAGTTATGTTACTTAAAAATGGGTCATGTTTAGTAACGATTGTACCATCTGCACGTCTTACCCTTAACCTCATACCAGCCGTATTTGTTGATGGTGAAGTTCTCCCATAACCGCATCTTGCAAATGTTATTGTACCAGTATGATCATTTGGAACACGATAGCACGCAATTTGTGTCTGACTTTCCCCAATTTCAACTGTTGCATAAATATTCGTTGAATTCATCACTTTAAGCTGACCAGCGTTTTTATTTCCTGTCCCACTTGTTAAAACAGTAATTCTGAAAACTCCGTAGCTTGTGGCGATTGGAGTTGTGTCAACTCCCCTAAGTGGGAAAGTTTCTGTTTTTTCATAGCCGTTAAAATCATGATACAATATGCTTACTGTGTGCGCCCCAGTTCCCAAAACTGTTTTTGTGGCTCCCCACGCTGTATTTGATGCTGCTTCGGTTGTGTCTATTTCCGTTGCTGTATTAACATAAAGTGTCATTGTATCACCAGCGCCAACTGCTGCATAAACACCAGCATCGTTTTCTGTCATCAAAGCGGCATAGGTGGTTCCGGCTCCGGCTGTTAAATTAATAGCTGCAATCAAATTATCGATTGTTCCGCTTGCGTTCGCACCTATTTTTACATTACCGTCAACATTTGTTAAAGTCGTTTGAAAAGTATAAACCTTTGTGCCGATTGTTACCGTTTCGGTGTCTGCCGGTTGCCCTGTCAATGTCAGTGTTCCGACTGCTGGAACATCATCGGCAGATGTTGATTCAATTGTTAACGCAATTGGAGTGTCTATCCATTTATAAACTTGTGTACCTGCTTTTACCGGCCATATTACTTGTACTCCTGCGCTAATATCAGCGGTATCAATATCAGATATAGAACCCCATTTATTAACCGCATAATCATAAGTGGTTACCTCATGACCGTATGTATCTTTTGACTGAATTGACATTTTTACCACCTATAAATTATTATTTAAACTTTTTTTTTGATTCTTTTTTTTCTGGCTCTTTTGAATATCCAGGCTTTGAAAGAAACATTAATTCATCTTTTTTATTGACGGTTAACTTTCCTTTTTTTGCGTGGTATATCGTTACAGTTTCTAATTTCATTTTGTTACCTGTAAAAAAGCCCCAATTAAGGGGCTATATGTTAAGAATTACGCCGCATAACAACCGCATAATTGGGATTCAGTGTTTTAACGCCAAACAAAACATCTAACGTAACGGCAACCTGAGAACTTGCGTCAATGTATGCTTTTCTCGCTCTCACTGATAAACCTGAGATTGGATCTGTGGCAGTTGCAACCTGCGCACCTAAGCCGTTCAACTGAGTATCAGGTAATTGCCCCATGACAAGAGCGAAAGCGTCACGATGGAAAAGGAGATTCGGTTCATAAGCATCTGCATAAGCCGTGGCTTTTGTTTCTGCTGTTACAACTGAATTAATCAGATAATCATCAACTAAAGGCGGTGTAATTGCTACCGCTGTATTAGCTCCACCAGACATTGTTGCTGTGGCTGTAACTGCATATCTCTGTGAGTTGCCAGCAATGATAATAGTATCACCAGCTACAAATGTTTCAACACCATCAAAATTCTCAACGTTGATTGTCGTATCCAATTTTGAACCGGCTACTTTCAGGGATCCTGCCAAGTCTGTAGCAGCACTCACGATTGTTCCAGATGTAAAAGATGAAAATGTTTGATCAACAAAGAAGTCACCAACACCGAAACGACCAGGATTTTTGCCATCAACTAACGCAGTGTTTGTGTTTCCGGCAATATTTGCAGCGTTAAATTCTGACAATCCTTGGAGAGCAGCGTCAACAGTCGTGTCAACACCCATGTGGATGTTCATTTGATCTGTTGCTATGCTTCCGCCAGCATCCTTTAGAACCTTCATTCCTGCTGTGATGTCTGAGGCTACGATTGTAGAACTCCATGGTGAAAACCAAGGGATGTTTTTTGCCTGTGCTGTCAACTGAGTATTGACATATTTTCCAAGCTCATATGCAGCCGGAGCGATATGATCATCAATTAACGCCTGTCCTGAAAAGGCATAATCTTCATCGGTAACACCAAATTTTACTTCACGCCAATTAGACAATTGGACTTGAACGGTTTCACTATCGATGGTGTCAAGTGTTCCGGTTCCGCCTGCTTGTGTTACAAAAGTTCCCGGTCGTTTGATATTTACATATTGCCCTAAACGGTGACCAGCTCTTTCTCTATCATATGCATGGTTGACTCGTTGAATCATACCATACATATTCATAATAATATTTAATGCCTCTGAAGCATAAAATATTGGATCATAACTACCTAATGTGTTAGCCATTGCAGCCTCTTAAAATTATGTTAATTGTGCATTTAAATTAACAAAGGAAAAATAAGAGGTTGCACGATCCTTTTATTTTCCGTTAGTCTATCAATCTTATTTTTTGAATATCTCCACCGGCAGCTTTTTTAAGTTTGATATACTGCCTTGGATCTTTCATTTGTGCTCGTGTTGCGTTTACATAACCGTCACTACCCGCACCATTTGGATCTGAATTATTTCCAGCTCCAGCACCTGCAAATTTAAAGTTTTTTGCATTTGGGTGACTGTTAATCATTATGTTTAACGCTTCATCAAATCCGGCCGGTTCGTTGTACTTGTTCGGATCTTGGCTCACGATAACCGTATCTCCTTTGTATCCAACAACCTGACCATTTTCAACTTTAAAATTACTAC